TTCATCTACAAATAATTCACCATTCATTTTATAAACAGCTACCAATGCAGCCGGATCAGAACTAAATCCAAAGTCTAAACCATAGGCAATAAATTCAGCATCGTTTGGTATCCTATCAACTTGGTTAAATTCAAAGATAGTATTTTGTAAGCTACCCAATAAACCTAATCCGTAAACTTTCCACCAGTTGGCCCAATAGCTTGATGTTTCTGATTTATCCTTTGCCTTTTCAATTTCCCTAACAATGGCAGGATCCAATGCTTCATTGTCTTTATAAGTAAGTATAATGAAATCAGAATCATTATCGTTTAATAAATGCTCATGCACCCAAAACTCATGCGAGGGATTATAATCTAAATAAATAAAATTCTTAGTCCGTATCGCTAACTGTTGATATGCTTCAAATCCTATATTGTTGCACTCATTAATAAATAAAACATCCCTCCTGGCACCTCTTAATTTATCAGGTTGATCAGCACTAAAAAACTCAATAAATGAATTATTACTAAACTTATATTTTAAACTGGATTTATTCCAGCGGTCATCTTTATAATTATTAGTCCACATCATTATTTTTAAGAAGTCTTTAATTGCACCTCTTTTTAAATGTGGTATGCTTTCACTAACCACGCTTATTTCAGTCATTGGTTTTTGAATAGCGTAGGTAATTAATAATGGTAATATGCTAAATGTTTTACTTGAGGATGTACCTCCTTGAACTATCCTAATCCGTTTTTTTAAACTGGCAATTTTAGCTTGTGCTGTCGTTTTTTGAAACATCTAAATCTATTCCTTTAAAGATAGCAACTTCACCCTCTATTTTCGTTTCTTGCTTTTCTACTAAATTATTTAATCGCTGTGTTATGCTTGGATTATAGATACCAGCCATACCTCCACATATCTGATCCATCCTAATAACTTTACGAATGTGTGAACAGATAGGTAAAAAATCTGCATATTTATTATTTAGATTAGAAAAATAATGCCCTAAATCATTTATAATATTATTGTCAAAAAGGTAACATTCAAAACCCTCTAAAGTTAATGGTTTTTCTTTTTCTCTATAAACACTTATACCATCTTTGCCTACAAAATCATGTACTTTTATAGGATTATTTTTAACATAATCTTTATAATTCAAAAAATATTCCCAAAGTTTTTCAGGACTTTCTATTGCTCTTGGTCTGCCGCGTTCCATTATCTTTTGGTTTTAGTTCTTTAATTGCATCCACATAGTAATAATGGTAAAGTCTAATAAACATTTCCCTCACACAGCTTGGGCAATGCAGTTGTACGTTACCTTTATATAAGTAAGTATAAATCTCGGATAAACTGACCACTACATTATAATTACCTGATGGCAAATAATTGTGGTCAATAATTAAATCGGCCAAAGGTTTGGCTGCAATTAGTTTATCTAATATAATTTTATCATCCATCGGTCAATAACTTGAGTAATTAATGAAGTAAATCCAGCAAGTGGTAAACACAATATAGTCTGTTCAACAATAATAAACCATAGTAAACCTAACCAGAAGCCCATACAGATAGTACAGTTAAATGGTTTAACATCTACTTCTTTACCTATTGTTATAACAAATATCCAACTCAAGCTGGATATAAGTAGGGAGTGTAGAATTAAGTCTATTGTGGACATATTGTTTAGTTGCTTTAATTGAGTTGTATATTGATCTCGCTGGTATTTTAGTTTTTTTAGCTAATTGTCTAATAGATTTATACTGCAAATGAAGTTCAAATAAATTCTGCTCATACCATCCCCTTTCTGCAATTATTTCTTTACAGGTTTGATACTCAATATCAAATGCCTGATCTTCTTCGGTGTCATAAGCTTCTTCTTCTTCATCATTATAATCATAAAACTTCCAATCTATGATAGGCTCAAAGTGTTTCATTTCTCGGCTAAATGTAGATGTGTTTTCACTTCGATATTGATTAGTACATACTCTGACAAAATACCATCTAAGGTTACCCTGTTCGGCTGCTTCTTCAATCCCTTTACATTTACCCTCTAAAACATTAAGAACAATATGCTGAAACAAATCATCTGCTAAGTCTTTACTTCGGGCAATCTTTCGGCAAATTTGCCTGTAAATTGGTTCCTTGTAAAGAATCTCAGCTATTATTTGTGCAGTCATATTCCCACCATAATAGAACAAAAGTACTACAAATATCTGAAAGATAAGCATGTATCTCTTGTTGATTCATAATTTTTTCAATAAATACGGTGTGGGCCTGATCAAAGGCTTTAAAATGTAAAGTGGTCATAAGGTTTAAGTTTATCTATTAATTTCAAATATAATTCATAAAATTGATTAAAGTCGGTTATAATAAAATAATAACCTCCAGCTTTCTTTATATCAGCTTCATATTTGCGCTGTGCTTCACTTTGTCGGTCTTTACCTATCTTCACCTCCAATTTAACAGAAAAGCCGTTTATAACGCTGCTAATGTCGGCAGAGCCTTTTGTGCTTCCGGATGGTGTCCAGGTAACTGAGTTAAAGTTTCGGTTAAAGGATTCATCTTTTGGACCTTTGTTTACTCTTGCCACTCCCATTGTGTTAATCCGTTCAGCTTGATGTCCGTTTAGCTGAAGCCAGTCGATAACCATTTTAGTTAATCCATTAGCGGTTTTATCCGAATAAGTCGGTACCGGAATAGCTGATGGTGGAAAATTAGGGTATTTAGCTTTAAGGCTGTCAATCTTTAATTGTTTTAAAATCTCGGTTGGTTTCATATTTCAACACATCCCCCCATTAAAAAAGTTATTATATTGCTATTTGGCTTATCTCTTTTACAATCATAAAAATGTTCATGATATGGATATTTAACAACTTCACTACATTCACAGCAAATATAATCTCTCGATATAAAAGATGCTGCACCGTTAAATGGTTTTAATTTTAAAACTAAATTAGCTGGTTTAAAATATTCACTATTTGTTTTTAAATATTTATTTTCCTTAAATTTTTTTTCTAATGCTTTCATATTAATTAAATTGAATGTATCTACCTACTAAATCTCTACCCTCATTAGATGTTAATTTATTAAATAAAGCATAAGACTTTAAATAATTATTAAATCTTTTTTGTGATAGATATTTTTTTGTATCTGGATATTCCTGTTGAAAATCAGAAAATAAAGTTGATTTATACAATCTTATTGATTCCGTTATATTTCCATCATTAACCCATTCATAAAATTCATAAGAAGTTTCTTTTATAAATTTTCTTACTTCTAAATTTTGATAATTAGATTTAACTAATCCATTATCTAAATAATATTGTAAACAATATACCATTAGATTATCAAATTTTAACCATTCTTTTTCATCCCAATCATCAAATAGCATGTGTCCAAATTCATCAACTGGAGTGTGTTTAGAATTAAAATAACTACTTAATTCAATTTCAAATTTTCTACGTTCAAAAGATCCACCAATACCTCCAATAGTATAATTAGTAGTAATAACTACTTTTGGACTTTTAGAAATTGGAATTTTAATAGCATCTTTATTTTTCTTTTCTAAAGTTATACCCTCAGTTATTAAACTAAACAAATTTTCAAAAGCAAAATTCTTTTTAACATCATCAAATACTAATACTTGTGTATCTGCTGAAACTGTTTGATAAGCAAATGATTTATTAAATTCAAATTGTTTACCATCTAAAAAAATAGTTCTTTTTATTTTAGATAAAGCATTGCAAAAAATACCTTTACCGGATCCTCCATTAGGGTTATCAGATATAGTTTCATCATTAAATATAATTGCTCTATTAGTAGCTGAAGTTTTGTAGGAGTGCATTAAATAACCTAAAACAGATACTAAAGACATAAATCTTTCATTATTTTGTCCAGATATTAGCCAAAGAAATTTTTTAAATTCACTATCATTATAATCAATAATTTCAAAATCTCTGTTTATTATTTGATTTTTCCATACATACCCATCTAAATCTATGTAATCTATTTGTTTTACTTTATTATTCCCTTTTTTAATCTGTAAACAACAATTTTTATAATAAATATAAGATTCATCATTAGTATCTTCTTTTAGATTAATTTCGGCAGTTTTAATAAATGAAAGATAATCATCTTTAAAATATTTTGTAGCATTAGCCATAAAATCAAAAGGCCCTACACCTATATTTTCTCTTTTTTGTAAATCATTTAAAATAAAGTCTTTTATGTGATTAGCATTTACATCAGAAATTATATTTTCATTTACTTTAACGAAAACAAAATTATCTGATCCTTTCGGGTAATATTTTAAAAAATTATTTGTTTCTAAAAATTCTTTATACCTATGATGTGATAAACTTATTGTTCCTTTTTTTGTATAAGTCCAATATTCTGAATTATTTAAATTTTCTTTAATTGATAAAATTGTATTTTCAATTTCTTGATGTGATATATTTTTATATTTATCTTTTATTTCTTTTTCTGACTTACCACTTTTAATATCACTTTTAATATTATGTTTAGTTTCATCATCATTAAAATAAGAAGTATTATGTCTATCTAATTTAGAATAAGCATTTTCAACAATCTTTATAATTTCTTCTTTTTTAAAATCTATCTGTTCATATTTTAAACAAATATGCAATGCAACATCTACTGCAATTCCAAATCTATTAAAAGCATCAGCTAATACAACTATACTACCATTTCTTTTGCCTATAATGAATGGCTCTTTTTTTTCCCACCATTTCATTATGCGCTCAATTATTTTAACTTCTGAGCGTTCTTTAACTTCTATTTTTTGTGATGATAAAGTTGTTATATCTATTATAGGTAATTTATCCCAAACTTCTGACTGCTCATTAATGTATAAATCAGGATCATAAGACTCAAAACACAATCTGGGTAAATCATGAGTTTTTAAATCTGAATTTTCACATAAAAAATAATCAGTTATTGCTTTGTAATATTTTTTATAATTCTCAACTTCTTTAGGTATTTTAACAATTACCTTTAATCCTTTTCCGGATGGACTAATAAAACAAGCATAAACAAATTTATCCTGTTTAATTTTTTCTTTAAATTTTAAAACATCATCATTAGTTTTAAAATAATCAAAATCTAAACAAGTAAGTCCTGATAATTCTAAAAGATTTTGTGCATTTCTTTGTTTAAATGTACCAGCAAAAGTTGCTGCTGGTAATTTACTTTTTATTAAATCTGCATTTTTTTTATCTTTTTCAGTTCTTATTTGATTAATAATATCTTTATTATTTCCATTCTTAATCCTATCAAAAAAAACTTGAACATTACGATTGTAAACAGTATTTACATCATTTTTGTTTTTAAAAATTGAAATAATATATTCCATAAAAAAATTAAATCCCCTCTAAAAACTTCGTGCTGAAGAAGTGTCCAAACCTATTTAGCAGCCAGTTAAAGAGGGGAAGTATATTTAATATTAATTATTTTTTTATACACAGGTTTGGACAATATTCATTAAATACAAATATAATAGTTGATTTAATACATAAATGTTAAAAAATGTTAATTCTATAATTCCACATTTATTCCACATTTATTCCAAATAAATTCCACATTATTTTTTCTGAAAGCATTGATTTTATTGATATATTCCACATTGCTACATTTTTTTATATTTTTTTAAAAAAAATAATTTTTTTACAAAATATTACATTTTATTATTTATAAGGGTTTTTATATCTCAATCCGGTATGTGGAATTTTAAAACAAAAAAACCACCCTAAAAAGAGTGGTTTTGAATTTAATCAATTAATAATTAATAAATTAACTATTTAATGGAATAAGTAATTTACTTGCTTCAATTACGCAATTAGTTAAATAATGTTTATCATCTAATGGAATTTCCAAATTAATTATCTTTAAATGATTATAATACCCATTATCTAAAATATAAGGAAGTTCATCATCTATAGCATAATCAAACCACTTAATTAATTGTTCTTTAGCCATACCTCTGATTATATCTAATTCTGATTTATATGGACAATAAATAATCAATTCAGCACGATCAACATTAGTTAGGATGGCATTAGAAACTAATTGCCAATAGTATTGCTCACCTGACTTGTGGTTGTTTATAAGACTTTCTTTGTCGTTGATGTCGTAGAATTGGCAAAAAGATTTAATAGTGTACGGACATTTAATATCCATAACTACACCGTTTTTAACTCCATCTGGACTACCGGCCCAAATATCTGGCATTGTTGAATGTTCTATTGTTGTATCAGAAACTAACTGATATTCTAAACCTAATACCTCAAATGCACGTTGCTCTACTAAGTTACCCCAATCGAGAGGTCTAGCGTTAACTTGTTCGGTAAGCCTTCTGCCTAGCTTACGTTCGTAGTTCTTTTCTTCAATATAGGTCAAAGCAGCCTGACCGAATTTCTTTCCTGATCTGTCTTTTTTTGTTAGGTTGTAGATTTCGCTGCTTGTAAATCTGCCTAATCTTTTTTGTGTATTCATAGTTTAGTTTTTAAATGGTTATACAATTTTTTAAATGAGTTAGCTTCTTTGTTATTAATAATTCGTTCTGCTGCATCCAATTCAGTAATGGTTAGCTTATCTTTTACTTGCTCAAATACTTCTACTATATTATCTATAGTAGGCATATCATAAGCACCTGAGAACTCAACAGCATCGGCTCGGTTTAAATCTTTTCCAAATAGCTTACCCAAATGGTGGGCCGCATCTTTAAGCGCATAAGATTTAGCAATAGGTAAAGCCATTCCGGTTGCATTACGGTTTATGTTTTGCAATTCAGAAGCACTACTACCAGCTTTTACTTGTATATCTGCAGCACCAACACCATCATGGAATGACCATTCGCCTGTTATTGGATTTAAGTAATGTAGCCTGATATGGCAGCTTATAGCATTAAACAGCTGTTTGTATTCTATAACCTCGCACCTCCATTGTTGGAAGATGCGAGTTAAAAGAAATTCTACCTTGTCAATAGGTAAATACAAACTATTATTTGCAAACTTGTTTTGCTTAACCCATGTTTGGGGTGGTTGTTGGTTTAATAAAGTATTAAGCTGATCATGTTTAAATGCAGCTTGAATATCTTTGTTTAGGTCGGCTAATGTAGGTAGGTTGCTCATAGGTTAGAAAGGTAAGCCATCATCAGATGGACTGTTAGTAATTGGCTTAGCTTGATAACTAACGGATGGTTGCGCAGTTTGACTGGGAGTATTTTCCCAAATTACTTTACCATTTCCAATAAATTGGCGATTAGCTTTAGCAGCACGTTCTTCTTTAGTTTGTGCATTCCAGGCACTAACATTATTACCATAGGCATCAGCTTCATCTTTAAGTTCAACTGTTATGGAATAATACTTAGATCCGTTTGGATGGTTGTTAATTTTTGACTTGTCAATTTTTGTCAAGTCAATCGATAGGTTGATTAGTTTGCTCATTGTTTTGGTTTTTAATTAGTTCATCAATAATTACTTGTTTAGGTTGCTTTTGTCGTTTAGCTGCACGTTCAAGAATCTTTAGGGCCTCCGTAGATAGTTGAATAGTGATACTTATTTTTTGTTCTTTTTTAGTATTTCCATTTGCATTAAATAAATTAAAACCTAATTTTTTATATTTTTCAATCCAATTTTTTTCAATATCTAAATCAAAATAATTTAATGTTTCTAATTCATTTATTTTAGGAATTAATCCTAAATTATTTATGTTATTAGTCCATTTAATTTTTTCTTTAGTTCCTTGTGGATTTTTTAAATGTTGATTTAATCTATTTAATACAGTATTTTTAGTCATACCAATATAAACAGGGTTATTAGATATAGGACATATTATTTCATATATCTTAACCATTTTTTAACCCCCTTTCTATTGCATCACACATTAAAAAATGAACTGTTCTACGTTGCTTTTTAGCTTCCTTTTCGTACTTGCTTATTAGGGACTCGGTTAACTTAACCGACATTACCCTCTTGATTTCTTTTGTTTTCATGGTTACAAATATAGTAAATACTTTTTAATACTAATAATTACTTACTAACAAAATAATGTTAATATTTAGATTAAATTATTTTTGGTATTTAAAATTAATACCGTACTTTTACACCATCAAACTAAATATTATTAACCAATAAAAAATAGAAATTATGAAAAATTATACTGCAACCTACAACGGTAAAGAAAAAACAGAACAAGCGCAATTCCAAGCAAATAATCTAAAAGAAGCCAAATCACACGCTCAATTCTACAAAAGAAGAAATATATCTTTTACTTGTCAAACTATCCTTAACGTAAATAAATAACCAATAAAATCAAAACAAAGATTATGAAACTACAAGACATTAAACTAAAAGCTGATATGCTAAAGGCAGCATTATCGGGATGCAGAACTAAAGTTGATAGTATATCTATTGACTTAGACAAAGAAGCCTTTAAGGCCCTCCACTTAGAAGCTGGAGAGCCTAAAATATACGAGCCTGAACACGGAATAAATCAATATTGGTTTGGGCTACAATTTGAGGATTTAAGAGTTTATATTAACTATCACCCTAAAGCCATTACTACCTATGAAACTCTTTAAATTTTGCTACACCTACAAAGGTCGGCAAGTATCGGAAACGATTAAGGCGCTGGATAAAGTCCTGGCGTTAAAAGAATTTACTAAAATGTATCCAAAATGGGGTACTTTGTCAAACCTCGAAATAATTAAGATACGATGACCATAGACTTCAAAGGGCATAGATTAGAAATAGATGCCAATATAAGCAAAGACTTCAGCACTTACGACACACCAGCTAAAGCAACGGAGTGCGAGATTGAAACAATTTACTATAACGGTAACGATGTTACGAACTTAGTCTTAGACTTGCTTAACGTAAATGATTTTATTAACTTACAAGAACTCATTATCAAGGAGTATGAGGGTGGGTTGTAACGGTTTGCAGATTGGCGGTCGTTTTAATGCCGCCAATGTGCTGTTATAAGCTGGGGCGGATTATTAACAACAAATTAAATTTAAAACAATGATACAAAAAACAGATTTACGAATTGGAAACCACCTTAAATACTTTATAGGTGAGGAAGGCATTGATTGGGATGCTACTAAAATTGATGTTCAAGATTTACAATGGTGTGAAGAAAAGAACGAAAACTTTAATGAGGTTCATAAGGGCATTGAACTGACTACAGCAATTTTAGTAATGAATGGATTTACAGAAGATAACCATAACAGATTTACAGTATGGAAAGACCTACAAACTCATTACTTGGAATTTATTGTAATGTCTGACGGATTTTATCCTATGTATGCTCAATTACCTGAACTATCTTCAGAAGAAGAACAAAGGGTTGCATTAAATAGAATTAAATATGTTCACGAATTAGAAAATCTGTTTTTTGTTCTTACTGGAAAAGAGCTAAATGTCAATTTGGAAACGGTCGGTAGCAGTTGCTTATAACTTGTTTATTGCCGCATATACAACTAAACTAATAATTATGAAAACAACTTACACAAAACTATTTAGGCTAATAGCCAAAATATTAGACCGCATTCTATTTGCGTTTAAAATGTTTCCAACTAAAAACCCTACCACTCCTAATTGGCTTTATAGCCATAGGATAGCTTCTACTGCTTACCCTGATGGCACCAGGTATGAATATGTAGGTAGTATAAATATAAACGACTTAAAACGTAAAAAAGTAAAGATATGAGCAGATTAATCAAAGCAATAAACAACGGTAAAGGCTCGGTGTTTTATCAGTTAGTTAAACTGGGATACACTACCACCAAAGCAAAAGAATTGGCTGAACTTGAGAATTTTACTT